CTTGCGGGTGCCCACCATCTGCGTGTCAAACGGAGTACGAGGGGTAGCCCCCGGCATATCCTGACTGAACCCCTCTGGATCGTAGCCAGCGTTCAAGAGCGATATGGTGTCAAGCATCTGGGTACGTGCCGCCGCATCCGCCATCCGCTTCCGCTCCTCCTCCGCCGCCCGCTTCTGGGCTAACCCTTCTAGCCCACCAACGGCCCCACCCAGCACATAGTCTAAAAATCCTCTTCGCGCCATCTTCTCTCCGTGCTATGGTGTCAGGTGGTTCAGAACCCCGTGTACTTTTCCCACCGATAGTCACCAGCGTTCCAGATGTAGTTCCCAACAATTTCCCCACTAAACGTGCCGGGTCTGATGGGCTTCTCGTCTGGGTTTGCGTCTCTCTCCTTTTCTTTGCGCTTCGCTTCTTCGGCAGCAGTCTCTTTTTCCTTTTCTTTCTCTTTCTCTTTTTCCTTCTCTTTCTCTTTTTCTTTCTCTGTTGCGGCCTTGTCTTCAGCCTTAGCTGCGGGCTTGAGGCCCACAAAGTCAGCAGGTTTAAGGCCCATCGCCCGCAAGGTGGGTTCCCACGAATCTGGGGAAGTCCTGCCCGAGTAGATGTCGCTAATCAGTTGGCTGACCGCGCTCCCTTGGGCAAGCGTGAGGTTGCCGCGAGAAATGCCTTCTAGCACCAAGTTCCTGCGGTTGTCTTCACCAAGCTGGTCCCGCTGCAACGCTTCCCCGGCCATCCCACTCCGCTTCCGTTCGGCCAACTCAAGCGTTGCTTGGCTCTCCCCCGCAAGGTTGCTCCGTCTCCGCTCGCCCAACTCGTCCGTGCTGAGAGCCAACTGGCCCATCTGGTACTCGGACGTCGCCTGATCCCGTGCCTGCTGCAAGTCGAGCGACCGGCCTTCCAGTGCCGCCCGTTGCTGCAACTCTGCCGCACGGAGGTTGATGGTAGCCGTGACCTCCTTCGACTTAACATTGGCCTCAAACGTGCCGATGTCCTGCGTTCCGGTGGTCTGGGCAAACTGCTGCATGGTGTTCAAGTACTGGGCGCGATCCCGTGATTCAGCCTCCGCTTGCTGCCCAAGCAACTCGGCATCCAGCGTTCCCAAGGCACGGGCCTGCTGACCCGCCAGATCGCCGTACCGTCCCCCACCAATCGTGGACGCTGACAACCCTCGGGCCGCGAGTTCTTCTTCCAGCTTGCTGCGTTCTGCGCCGTACTTTGCGCCGAGTTCGGCTTGCCGTGCCGCCCGAAGGGCCTCGTAGGACTGCCCCTGAATCTTGGTCGGGCCACTGCCTAACTCTTTTAACTGCGCCTGCAACGCATCCCGCAAATCCTGTGACTGTTTAGACAAGGAGAACTGCCCAGCGCCTTCCGTGGCAGCGGCGTAAGTCGGGATTGCTGACAGTGCTGGGGTAGCCGCCCCGCCTCCTACTGGGGGTGGGACGTAGGCTTTAATTGGCACCGTAGCCGCTGTGGCAGGGGTACCGCCACCTGTCGGCGGTGCTGCCGCTGGAGGTGTTGCTGGAGGTGTTGCTGGAGGAGTTACCGGAGGTGTTACCGGAGGAGTACCCGTTGTCCCCGGTGTTCCTCCGCCAGTCGGAGGTGTGGTGGGGTAGTCGGTTATATCCGTTATCCCACCGCCGCCTTGATCTACAATAAATGGATTGCCCCCAATGATAAACTGTCCGAGGTCAGTGTACCCACCCTGACGGGCAAGAGCGCGATCATTTGCCGGATTGTCATAGAGCGCCCTCCCACCAAAAATAGGGGTACTGCCCTGCGCTCTCTGGGCTTCCTCATACGTTTTTTTGCGAAGGCCCGGACCACCTTCGCTCGCAGGGACAAAGACGTAATTATCTGGGATTGCCCTCTCGCTGCCCCATGCTCTTCCTCCGAGGGAGAGCGAGGCAACATTGTTTTTGGTAAGCCAATCCAGTTTTTCGGCGTTAGTTTCTTTTTCGGTCTTGGTGTCAAACCGGAGGCTGGGAGGTTGAGAGTCGATGTAACTCTTGAGTTCGGCAACCGTCTTCCCTGCCTGCTGCGCCAACGTGGCAAACTCCGCTTCCGAAGTAGGCGTCCCGTATTTCCGCATAAACTGGTACAGCCCTGACCCTTGACCCGGCTCAGAGCTAAGGGTTCCACCAAATCCCGCCGCCCCACTTGGGAGGTTGGCTTGCGTTTGTGCGGCCAACTCTGGTGGAGTCAGCGCAGCATAGCCCGTGGGCATTGCAACGCCAGCCCGTGCTTCTGCGCCCCACACCCCACCCCGCTTCGTCCATGTCACGCCACTGCCCGATACGAACGTCGAGCCGTTCGGGGCGGTCGGAGGCGGGACCGTACCAGCATTGTACTGTGGCGCGTTTGACACGGGCACTTCAACGTTGGTGTACGTCGCTGTGTTCGTGTCCTTGTCAATCGTCGGCGTTCCGGTAATCCCACCCGTGGCGCTGTATCCCATCTTCGGGGGAGTGACAGGGGGCGGCGGCGGAGGGGGAGGAGGTGTACCTCCGCCACCGCCAACATTGCCAATCTCACCAGCCCCACCTGCCCCACCTCCACCGCCACCAATTACAAATTCGCCAGCGTCAGGCGCGGCCATACCAGACAACGACTGCTCCAACTGCCCAAGCATCGGCGGCATATCCTGCGCCTGACTTTGTGCAGTCGTCTCAGCTCCTCCCGGCAACTGCAACCGCAACAGCTTCCTGAAGGCTTCTGCGTCAGGGACATCAGCCGTATCTCGGATTCCAGTACGGGGCGTAGGGACAGTGCGCGGGCCTGTGTATTCTTCACGGGGACCACCAGCCCCACCGCCCATCCCAACACCCATCCCACCGCCAGACACATCGCCCCCACCCATTCCGCTACCACCCATCCCACCACCAGAACCAGCACCACCCGTTCCACCACCGCCCATCCCCATTCCGCTACCAGACTCGGATTCAGGACGAGGGGCTGGCCGTGCCACGCCCTGCTTCTGCAAGTCGGCAAACGTGTTCGTTGGCGGAGGGGCTGCTGCCGTCTTTTCGGTCGTAGACCCCGGCGCAAACCCCTTGGTGTAATCGTCGTCGTCGTCCCCACCCATCGGCGCATTGCCAAACAGGTCTTTCTTGGGGCTTGGCAACGAGCCAAACGCGGTGTTGAACGTGGCCATTACATGCCCCCTGTCAAAATCGCCCGCAGTCTGGCACGGTTGGCGTTCAACTCGTCAAACTGCTGCTTGTCCATCATGGCCGTCTGGTCAAGGTTCCCCTGCTGACGAACCCGCAGCTTTTGCTGCTCGTCAAACATACGGGCGGTTTCTTCCCGTGTCAGCCGCGCCTGTTCGTCGGCTCGGGCGTCTTTCCGTTCTGCTTGGATACCACCCGCAACCTTGCCAATGGTGTCTTCGTACCCTTTCAGGCCCCGAGCAACTTTGCCAAGGCCCGTAAACAGTCCAGCCAACTTGCCCCCGCCGCCAGCACCCACGCCACCTCCAGCAACCGTGCCTCCAGCCGTGCCTCCAGCCGCAGCGCCACCGCCAAGTGCAGGTGCAGCCAACCCGGTCGCTAATGTGGCAACCTGCGCTTGATACAGCGGGTCGTTGACCATTTTCTTAAGCCCGCCACCTTCTTGCGTCAGGAGCCGACTGTTGTACAAGCCAAGCGGGCCACCTGAAACAAAAGCTGCTGCGTTATGCACCGGATTAACAAATTTCTTGGTCTTGTCGTAAAGGCCCGCGAACCCGCCACGCTTCCGTGCCATGTGTCTCTCCTTGCTGCTATGAAGTGTTATCGAACCATCGTGGGCTTCCCGCCATTTCGTTTTGATCCCATCACAGCACCTGACTCCACGACCCGCCGGTGAAAATGTACATGAACAACGTGTCCGTCCCGACGTACACACTCCCCTCGGTCGCCGTTGTCGGTCGCAACGCCAACGTGCCCGACTGGATATGGATCGACGTATCGGCGTCATGCGCGTTGAAGGCCGCACCCGCGATGTTGTCGTTGGTCCGTACCGTGTTGGCATCAACCGTGCCAGTCCCGTTGAGGACGGGAGAGGCGAAGGTCTTGATCGGGTGGAGTGGGAGGAGGACGGCCATGAGTTATGCCTGTGGCGGGATAGGCCACGCTGGCGGATTGAACGGGTCGATCACCGCGCCCATATAATCCCGCAACTGCTGGCGGTAGGTCGCCCACTCGGCCTTTTTCTCGGTCGTCAGCGGGACATCGGAGAGCTGCGTGTAGTCGCAGGCTTGCAACTCCCCGTCACGGGTCAGCCGCAGACTGCTCAACGTGGATTGCTTGGCCGCTTCTACTTCGTCCACCGACTTGTCCGTCACCACCCACTGCTGCGTCCACACTCCGTCCACCAGCACGGCGTCTGCATCCGTACGAACCTGCGTGAGCGGGTTGTACGGAGGAGGCGTGACGAGCTTGAGCTTAGAGACGCCAAACGTTGTCGCCTCTGCTGGGGTCAGTTGGCTGGCTCGGACGGTGTTGTTCTCGTCCCACACCGTTGGCTCACCGTTATCAATGACATGACGGAGGAAGGTCGTTCCGCTGGCTTGGACGTATCTCATGTCTTCTCCTTCAGTTTAGCGGCCTCTCGGCGTTCAATGGCACGGGCAACCCCTTCCGCATACGCGATGGGGTCGTCGATCTGTGCCAGCAACGCTGCCATGGTTCTCTCAACCTGCGCCATCATGCCGACGGTATCAGCACAAAGGTTCTCGATGTTTGTCCGGTACTCGCACTCGGGCAGGTCTTTGAGGATGTACTCAAAGTTCATGCGGTCAAAGTCGTAGTGAAAATACTCCACCTCGCGCCCATATACCGCATCCGCGAGAGTGTCGTATTTGTAGGAGGGGGGAAGCTGTGAGTAGATCATGTTATGCCTTTTGGTTAAATCAGATGATCCCAGAAAACGATACGCTCCTGCCAGTAGTGCCGGGCAGCGTTGCAGGATTAGTATATTTTGCTCCAAACCCTGCACTACTCCATGGGTATACAGCGATGTTTGGACTGCTGTCGTGACTGACAGCCAGTGCTGTTCCGTCTGAAGAAAACGCTACGCCATAGCCATCAAGCGTAGGGAGCGTTGCAGGATTAGCATATTTTGTTCCAAACCCTGCACTACTCCATGGGTATACACTGACAAATGGGCTAGTTGAGTGAGCGACAGCTAAATCTGATCCCGATGGAGAGAAGGCGACACCACGCCCCGTTCCAGTAGGCAGTGTTGCAGGGTTGCTATACTTTGTCCCAAATCCTGCCCCACTCCATGGGTATACACTGACAAATGGGCTTCCGCTGTGAGCATCAGCTAACTCTGTTCCTGCTGGAGAGAAGGCTACGGCAAAGCTATCCGAAGCAGGTAGTGTTGCAGGGTCAGCATACTTTGTTCCAAACCCTGCACTACTCCATGCATATACCGCGATAAGTGGATTCGCCGAGCCGTGAGCAGCAGCCAGTGCTGTTCCGTCTGGAGAAAACGCTACGCCATAGCACGCTCCAGCAGGCAGTGTTGCAGGGTTAGTATACTTTGTGCCAAATCCTGCACTGCTCCACGGGTATGCACTGATGAAAGGGGAAGTGTCGTGGCCGACAGCTAACTCTGTTTCGGCTGGAGAGAACGCTACGCCATTGCCACTACCTGTGGGCAGTGTTGCAGGGTTGCTATACTTTGTCCCAAACCCTCCCGAAGTCCACGGGTATACACTGACAAAAGGGGTGAGGGTGTGAGCGACAGCTAGATTTTTCCCGCTCGGAGAGAACGCTACGCCACCGCTAGCACCAGCAGGCAGTGTTGCAGGGTTAGTATATTTTGCTCCAAACCCTGCACTACTCCATGGGTATGCAGTGACAAAAGGTGTTAAATTAGAACTAACAGCCAGAGAGCGATTTATGCTCAATGGGGTAGCAGGCCAGCAAAGCCACGTTGTCGCCGCTATTTTCAACGCCGTCAGCATATTGCCAGCCGGAACGCTCTGAGTGCCTGTTACAAGCAGGGTGTTTCGTAGCGTATCGGTCGTAATTGCAACACTCAGCCCCTTTGCCCCGGCCTCGTTCACGAACACCAGCACGGTGCCAATCGTGTAGGCAACGCTGGAGTTCGCGGGGATCGTGAATACCCGTGCCGCCGTATCCGACGCTGGGTGGAATATCTGATACCCTGCATCCCCAAGGACGAGGGTGTAGTCTACGGATTTAATGGACTGCGGATAGTTGACAACCGACGCCGAGCTGGTTCCAACAACGGCTTGCCCGTCTGCTCGGATATAACTCACGCAATACACCGTCGTCCCATCGCTTTCGTACACCGCTCGGTCACCCACTGCGGTGGTGATATTCGCCGCACTCGGCAAGTTGTTCGTTGTGGCGTTGTGCGTGAGGACCAAGATGCCGTCAAAGATGACCGTGCGGGGGCCACGGGTTAGCGTAACCGCCGTGATTGCGGTCGTGCCCGTAATGTGGACACGGTTGCCCGTAGCCGTGTCGAGATTGACGGTGGCGGCGGAAGCAATAGATGTTCCGGTAGCCCACTCTTGTGCAGCGGTAAATGTGTTTGCGCCAAGAACGGCATTGCCGCCAGCCGTTAGCCCCGCCGCTGTTCCGGTCAGACCCGTTCCCGCTCCCGTGAAGGCGTCAGCGCCAATGTCAATCGCGCCAAACCCCGACGAGATTGAGCCAGCACTTAGCGCACCAACGCTGGTCAGACTCGACGCCAGCACATTGCTGGCAAGTGTTGCGCCCGTTAACGCTGACGCATCAGCAACAGCGGTGATCGTAATGTCGGCGCTGCCGTTAAACGCCACGCCGTTAATGTTGCGCGAGGTTTGCAACGTGGTCGCGGTACTCGCGTTGCCCGTTACTGCACCAGTGACGTTACCAGACACACCACCCGTTGCGGTGATAAGCCCCGTTACGGTAAGCGCACCCGCAACAGTTCCACCAGTAGACGATATGTAGGCAATCTCTTCCCACGCTGCACCTGTATCAAACCACAGCTTGACAGCACCCGTGTCAGTCGTCATCCACTTCCGTCCAGCCGTGCCCGCCGCAGGACGAGCGGCTAACAACGACGACTGCACATGGATGCCACTGTCGATGTCGTGATCGACGTAGGCACTGCGGGTAGTGTTGTCGTTGCTGAGGACGACCGTTGCGTTGAGTAGGTCGCCATTGACCGGACTGGTAAAGGCGGCAACGCCATGCTGACCGATTGTTTGCGCCACTAGCGCCTCCCAAGGGCAAAAGTTTCTAGCTGAAAACGACCAAAGACGGGAATCGTTTGGCCTGCGTCGATGATAGAGACGTCGATGTAGTACCCCGTGCCGCTCATCTGCACACGGTAATTGCTGCTATTGGCGCTTCCCCACAACCCAGACCCCCACAGGCCATTTCCCCATCGGCTGGACACAAAGGTAGTCGGGAGCGTAAACGTGTCGGTTACTGCGTCTGTCACCCACTTAATAATGGTTGACGAAGAACTATCGAGTGACGCCGTGATGTAGCCAAAGCGGAGTGACTTTGATAGCGCATCGTCTCCGCAATACATCCGGTGCATCTGGATGGTCATGGTATACGGAGTCCCACCCGTGCCATCAGACAGTTGGTTATCAACGACCACGCCCGTCTCATCGCAGGTTGTGATGTATCCATCAGCATCACCCCGAAGCAGGGCAGGCAGTCCATCCGAATCAATGCTGTCAAACAGGGTGGTCGTGGCAGGGGTTAAGAAGCCAGACTCCCACGGCCCAGACCACGCCCGTAGCACGGTGTGATAGACGTACACGCCATACGCGGGCACGTTGATCCACAACTCGCGGGTCGCACGGTTAAACGTCGCGCTGATGTTTGCCACCTGTGCCGAGGTCAGATTCCGAATGACGGGCAAGAGGGGGTCAGGCGTTTCTACCGTACCGACCGCTGACACTTCTGATTCGTTGCAGGAGTACAGCCCCCGCTCAGACACAAAGAACCCCAGATTGCCAATGCTGACAATGGATCGGGGAGCAATCGTGCCAACATCTGCGGTCAAACCTTGCGGGGCGACGGTGATGTCGTCCTGCCCGTAGCCTGTCAAACGGGAGATGCCGCGACGGTGGAAGATCAGTAGCGAGGTGTTGACCGACGCCACGCCAACGACCGTTTCATCGGAGAAGGTGCGGACGATGATCTGCCCACCACCCGCTGACCCGTTGGCAAACGTGTCGCCGTTGTTCAGCGCCGAATAGAAAATCGAGTCGGGGAACGCCGCATTGCCGCACCCCCACAACCGCTGGTTATGGACCGCAAGGTTGGTAACCGCAAGCGTCCCAACAATGTTGGTCGTCAGCGTGGTGCCGTTCCACACGTTCAGCAAACCGCCGTCCGCGATGTAGACCACATCTGCCGTCGCATCACGGAACTGCACAAAGGACGGAGTGACCGTCGTAGACAACGCGCCAGCTTGCGCGGTCCATGTCCACGGGTAGGTAGACAAATAGGTGGACGTATGCAGCAGCCCGTTGCAGACAATCATCAACTCTTGCGTCCCGCCATCCTTCCGCCATGTGTATCCATTCAGGATACTGGCCGCAGCAATGGGAGAGGCGGTGGTCCGCTTCGTCCCACCCCGCTTCGTGACCGCGCCGTAGTCCGTCAACCGCGCATTGTCCGCCCTCCGCATCTGGTTGGGCAGCACACTCGCGTCGTCGGACACGCTATTCAGCCCACCATCAAACTTGGGCTGCTGGTCTACGACCTTCTCACGGCCTGCCATTAACCGCCACTCCAGTCATACTTCACATCTGGATAGGCCATCATCGTCGGGTTGATCGTCATGCGACGGATGTCGTCCAACAGCGACTTGCGATCATCGTCGGCCATCGCCTTCAGGTTGGCCGCTGCCGCCGCTTCCGTACCACCCTTCAGCAGCAACAACGCCGCCGCCTGCCACACCAACACCAGATGCGCGTTGGCAGGATAGTCGATGATACTGGCATCACCCACCAGATCAGCAATAGCCGTGGGCTTGTAGTTTACGCCGACATACAGCCCCAGCGCCGATGCCACGGGCAACGCCTGTACCGCCTGCCCCGCGATGTAATACAGGCGGGGGTAGGTCGGCAGGTAGTTGCTCGTCGTCGCTAGCGGCACATCTTGATACCGTGTCTGCCCGTACAGCACGTTGCCGTCGCTGACGGACAGCATACGGTAGAAGTTCTGCTGCGTATCGCCAGACCCGCTATCCAGCGTGGTAAACGCAAACTGGCCGTTGACGTCCGTGCTGACCTGACGGATCGCAAACCGATAGTATGGCGCGGCGTTCAGGATGTTAGACCACTCGCTGTCAAAGACGTTGTTCAGGACGAGTTTGATTGTGTCGTCTGACCACCGTGTCGAGCCAACCGCATCCATGTACTCGCGGGTATCGGTGACCAACTGCCCAAGGGTGACGGTTGCCATACTTCTCCTTAGCTGACTTTACGAGGGCGTCCACGGCCACGGCGCATGGTAGACGGATCGGCACTATCCAGCACTTCTCCAATGGCGCTGTCCATCGCCGCAGACATCATCCCCGTGTTGTAGTTCTCCACGGAGTCGGTCAACCGCTGGATGTCTTCTCGCGGGAAGGTGCGAATCATCTTGCTTAAATATGACGGGGCTTCGTCGGGGCTACATCCCAGCGGCAGATAGCCAATGATGTCATAGGCCATTCGTGCGTCGTAGCTCTCGCGCTGCACCCACTCCCATCGGCGGTCATCGGGTTGCCACTCCATGCACACAGACCATGTAGGCACCCCTGTGTCCATAAGCCGCAACTTCAGTCCGCTATGCACCTCCCGAAGCCGCCGCTGAATCTCAGGCGACGGCTCGGGGATGCCCGCAGGATTCACCAGAATCACGGGCTTGTTCATGCTACTCTTGCACCAGCAGTTCGATGTTGACCGTGATGTCGTCGGGCTGCACTGAGACAGAACCCACGGTCACCATCGCCACACGGATGCTGCTCGCCGTCGTCAGTGTCCGTTGGGCGTCCGTGGTCGAGGTCAGGAACACAAACTGCAACGGCGTGTCCGCCGTCTGCGTGTTGATGTTCAAGCCATCGGTCAAGGCGACTGCCGTTGCGCCCGTCATTTCAAACAGCGTGACGACGCACGATGTGGCGGCGGTCGGGTACGTCCCAGCACACAGGGTCGCCCGATTGACATACGCCTTGGCAGGGAACCCGCCAATGTTGTGGTTGTCCGTGCCAGCCGCCAGTGTGCCCGTGTTCAAGCGGCCACTGTTGAGCGGGACAGGCAGCGTCCCAAGGCGACCCGGCTTTGGAGCAAAAAAGTTATACGCCATCTGAAGTCTCCAAGTTGATCCCAATGGGGGGCAGCAGCCGAAGTGCTACCACCCCCCACCGCGACTTTAGATGTGGCTGTAACGAGCCGTGTCCGTGTACCCCGTGATGCTGCCATGCGCGTTACGCGCCAAGCAAGCAAGGTTACCGTACCAGCCATACGTCGTTTCAAACGCATCGCGGCCCGACAACCAACGCCACGGACCCGCGCCCTCGAACTCCACGAAGCCCCAATCCTTGGCATCCACCCACGACAGGGACGGGATGTGCAGGAGGTAGATCGTGCCAGCCGGGACGTAGTAGTCCGTCACGCACGGGATACCACAGATTTCAATGGCCTTGTAGCCACCCTTGATCGTGGTGCCGAACTCGCCAGCAGTGAAGCGACGCTGGGCGACCATCGACTCCATGAGCTTCTTCGCCAGACCGGGGGTGGTCATGAGGAGGAAGTCCTTGGGCTTCACGTTGGCATCCTTGCCAGAACGACCGGCGATCTTCTGGATCAAGTCCCAGATGTCCGATTCGGTCGGCTGCGTGGCATCAGGCGTGTCCGTGCCCGCGACCATGCGGGTGGCATCCCAAATGCTGTACGTCGCATTGCTGATGTTGTGCAGCGACGCATAGCCGTTGCCACGGTTGGTGATGCTAATCAAACCGTTCATCGCGCCGTTGAACGACGTATCGCTCGCGGTCGCCTTCACGATCTTGTCCGTCGCCGCCATGCTCGAAATGGCCGTGCCGATGGTCAGCGTAGCGTTGTCGCCGCTGTTCGTGATGGCCGTGATGGCCGCACGACCCAGCACCGCGTCAGACGAGGACGTGTCGAGGACGGCAATGTAGTCGCCCACCGACAACAGCAACGAACCCTGACCCGAGCTGGCAATGCCGTAGGGCGAAGAGACGATGATAACGGTCGTGCTAGTCACGGTACCGATCAACGCCACCACACCATCGGCCTTGTTATGCAGCGCCTGCTGCATGAGGAGCATCGAAGCGTCCTTGATTTCTTCCATCGTCTTGCTGGCGATGGTCGTGAAGGCCGCATCCTTGGACTGCGTTCCGACGAACGCCAGACCGTCAACCTGACGGGTGGTGTAGGCACGGACGATACCGACATTGGCCTGCACTTCAGTCGCCGTCGTGTCGGGCGGGAAGTAGCCAGAGGCCGAGAACGTCGCGCCAGCCGGACGGCCAGTCACCACGTCGAAGAACACGTTGTTGCCGCCCCACCGCATGTTGCGGGGGCCACCAGAGCGGCCCTTCTCCAACTGCGCGAGGAGAGGGGTGACAAGGTTCTGCACCTTCTCACGGAACTGCGAGTACACGTTCTTCAGGAGGCCGGTTAGTTCGGCATCCGTAATCAGAGTGGGGTTAGCCACGGGTCACCTCTTAGAAAGTATTAACGGAATGACGACAACGCCGTACTCAACGCACTGGCCACGGCATCATCTACGGTGTTGCCCGCATAGGCTTTCGGCTTGCCAGACGGCTTGCCTGCATTGCCAACGGGGAGGGTCTTTTGTCCTACAACGCGCTTGGCTTTCTGTGCTTCAATGCGAGCGCGGTCCCGCTCTGCCAACGCCTTCTGTGTCTCCCGCTGGGGAGCCGAGGTGGTTGGCTTGGAACGGCGACTATGCTGCCCTTGTGCCCATACTGCCAAATCGTCGAGGATGTACTGTCTGATCGCCTCGTAGCGTGACGCTGGGACATACGCCTCTCCGTTTGGAGCGCGTTCAACGTGCGCGTACATAGCCATCTGGAACTTCTCGGCCAACTCGTCTACGGAAATGGATGGCAGTGCCCCAACAATCATGTTAAGGGCTGGCATCACTTCGTTCTCGTAGAACACTTGGCCTTTCTCCGCAATCGCCGTCATTTGGGTCTGGACACGGATGTCCTTCACCTCTTGTTCTGCGCGAGCGGCCCTACTTTCCGGCGAGTTCTGTTCACCATACGCATCACGCACGGCCATCAGAAAATCGTCGTCCATCAACAGCTTTTCAATCTGCTCTTCTCGTTCCGACAGCAGGGCAGCGAGTTCCTCGCGCTCCTGATAGACCTGTTGAGCAACTTGCTCAACCTGCTGGACCTTTTCTTCCCGATCTTTGTTGTACACGCCCCACTGGGCCAGCTTCACCACTTGATCCAAGCGGTCACTCCGCATCTTCCCGTTGGCCTTGTACTCGACCATCAAGTTCGGGACTTCTACCTCTCCATCTGCATCGTAGAGGGCAAACTCTGTGGCCAGATCATCCGTCACCGTTGGAACGGCAACGTATCCTTCTGGCATATTGGGTTGATCGCCAAGGTCTTCTGATTCCCCAGCGTCCTCTACTGCTTCTCCGCCATCGTCTGCTGCATCTGGAGCCAGTGTCTCTTCGGCATCCTCAGCCACAGCCGTGTCTTGCTGTGGTGGGAGGGCGCTTGCGACGGCACTGGAAATTGCTTCACCGAGGTCCATGCTGCGATCCTATTGCTGTCGGGATAAGATGTCAGCTTGCTGTGCGGACTGCTCTGCCTCTGGGATGCCAGCCAAATTCTGTTGAAGAAGGTTGGTGACCCCAATCGGCGGATTGCCACTGGCAAGCGGTAACTGTCCCGGTGTGATATTTGGTACACTGGCTGCGGCAGGTCCGCGTTCTGGGCCAGCACCAGCAGGGCCACCTTGCTGCGGCGGTCCTCCTCCCTGTTTCTGCTGCGCTTGGTTTGCCAGTGCTACCCACCGCTCTTGTGCAGCGGCAATGACAGACGGTTCTACGTCGTCTTGCAGTAGTAACTCGCGTTCTAGCACATCTTGGTGGATGGCTTCGTTGTCCTGCCACCGCATCTCGGGCACGGGCGTCTGCATCCGAATGGCGTCTGCCACCCGCTTGGCCCGTGCCTCTTGATCCGAGTCGGGCGTCGAGATGTCCCCCGCCACCGCAAACATCTGGCGACGGCGGTATTCCTTCATGTCGATCACGCCCGTTTGCAGCCAGTTGTCCAGCATATACATACGGAACGCCAGCGGCATCGGCATCATCGACGAGGCTTCGACCTTCACATCGCTCTGCCCGTCAAAGTCCGACGCCGACACGGCACGGGCCAAGTCAGGACGGCCCTTGCCGACTGCGCCAAGCGAGCGAGGCATATCATAGCCCCACGACATCCCTGCCAACGTGATTTTGCCCCAGTCAGTGAAGGCCATCGCCAAGGCATTGACGCCGGGGCTGAACACCCGCTCCAACTGTTCACGGCTGGCAATGATGGCACGGCCCGATTCGCCCGTGACCTGCCCACGGCTGACTGCATTGTAGCCCGAGGCGTTTTCAAAGGCGCTCTTTTCCAACGCGAGGGCTTCTTTGACATCGTTGCCCACACTAAACCCGTTGACAGGCTGGATGCTGTCCGACATCGGACCTGCGCCACGAATTTCGATCATGGAGGTCACGCCACCCATGAACGTTTCGGTCGCAATGGCGTTGGGCCGTGTCAGGAATCGACCACCCGCGTTGACACGGATGTTCTCGACCCACTTCGACAACAACGCATTGATCCGCATCTGGTGATCTATCCATTGCTCCATGACGGGGCGCGGATAGTAACTGGGGTCGCTGGAACCGTCGCGTACTGGGACCAGTGGAATCGTGTTCCACATAAGGGGTGAGGGTCCGAACACGACTTCATCGCCAACGACCACCATCTGCAAGCCTTCGGGCAGCACATCGGGGTGCGGCTGGAGATAGACCGTGAACCGTTCCGTCACATCCTCATCCCGCAACCGCTGGCCTTCGCCAATCGTGGTCTGCGAGAGGACCCATGCGCCAATCCCTTCACTGCCGCTGTACGTCGGG